CAACGTAGACTTTACACAAGTACCTGAAGAAAACAACGAATATTTGAGATATTCTTTAGACGGAACAGAGTTTGTAATTAAGTGGTTTGACGAACACGAACCTACGTTTATAACAGACGGTACGGTTGTACCTTTACAAACTTTAACGCACGAAGAAGCTTTAGCGCTTATGGCTTCAGCAGAATGGTCAGAACCCATACCTGTAGAATAATGCATACGAAAGTTTTAGCAATATTATATTTCGTGTTTGGCTACATTGCAGCTTTCGGAATGGTCTACGATAATGCTTTTCACGTAAAGGCTATTGGGTGCTTTCTTGCAATTTATCTCACGTATCAATTAACCGAACAACTTGAACAATGAAAACGCAGTTATTAATATTACAACTAAAACTAAAAGCTTACTCTATGCAGCTGCTCGGTATTATTTCGTCTTTTTTTATGCCTATAAGCGGGATCCTGATTCTTATCGGTGTTTCTGTAATTGTTGACACTATCACAGGCGTTTGGAAATCTAAAAAATTAGGAACGCCAATAACGTCAAGAAAATTAAGCGCAGTAATTTCTAAAATCCTGCTTTATGAAGTTACCGTAATGCTATTCTATTTGATAGACTACTACATTATCAACGACATAGTGTTAACATTTTTTAGCGTAGAGCTTCTTATAACTAAAATACTTGCTTTAGTTTTAGTAAGTATTGAAGTAATTAGTCTAAACGAAAATATAAAGGCGGTCAAAGGCATTGACATTTGGGATTCATTAAAGAATCTATTTGCAAGAGCAAAAGAAGTTACGCAAGACTTTAAAGACATAAATGCGAAAGATAAATAAAATTGTAATCCATTGCACAGCGACTCCTGAGGGAAGGCCTCATAACGTAGCTGACATAACTAGATGGCACAAGGCTAGAGGATTCAATACAATAGGCTACCATTTCCTCATACATATTGATGGTACAATAGAACGAGGCCGCAGCATAAAGAAATCAGGCGCTCACACATCAGGGCAAAATCAGGATTCTATAGGGATTGCATACGTTGGTGGAATGACTAAAGATATGAGCAAGGCTAAGGATACACGAACAACAGCGCAAAAAGATTCTTTAATTAAACTAATGATTGAATTGATATATAAATACAATGCAGATATGCAGATTTTTGGACACAGAGACTTCGCCAATAAAGCCTGCCCATCATTCAATGCAAAGCTAGAGTATGCGAATTTATAGCCTTATTTGCGTTTTAACGCTGTTTAGCTGTTCAGCTAACTATCACTATAGGAAGGCTCTTAAAAAGGGCTTAGAACCTCTTATTTCAAGCGATACGATTAGAATAGCAACTATTGACTCTGTGCCTATGGTTGTTCACGACACTATTATATACGAAAAATACTTTTCTAGCAAGGATACAATAGTGCATTACGAGAATGTATTTGTGCCTAAAACAAGGTTAGAAACACGAATAGAATACAAGATACATAGAGATACTGTTAGGCTAGAGACAAGAGTCGAAGTGCAGAGAGCTAAAGCGCAGAAGCAACCTAATTATTTTTGGTTAATTATCGGAGTTTGTGCGCTAGGCTTTTTTATGTATCTAGCAGGCAAGGTTGTAAACAAATTCTTATGAATAAAAGATATAGGTTAACGCAAGACGAGCAACAGTTACTATTCCAATACAGAGGCGTTAAGGCAGCAGCTGAGCAGGCAGGCGTAGATGTTGAAAGCGTAAAGCATGGATGGCTCAAAACAAAAGATGCTAGTCTATTCTTTAAGAACCCATTACATAAAGACGAATCACAGAAGCAGCTAGAGGAGCTTAGCAAACAGCTAATAAAAGATTTAAAAGAATTTGCTCCTGTATATCCTGAGATAAAAAGAAAGCTAGGCAAAAAAGAGCATTTGTTGGTCTTAGATCCTGCTGACATTCATATTGGCAAACTTGCAGATTCATTTGAAACAGGCGAAACATATAACAACCAAATAGCTGTAAAGAGAGTTAAGGAGGGCGTGCAAGGCATTTTAAACAAAGCGCAAGGCTTTCCTATTGATAAAATTTTATTCATTGGCGGTAATGATATTCTGCACATAGATACTCCAAAGCAAACAACCACAAGCGGCACAAATCAGGACAGCACAGGAATGTGGTACAGTAATTTCTTAATAGCTAAACAGCTTTATGTTGATGTATTGCTGCAATTGATTGCTGTTGCAGATGTTCATTTTACTTTCAATCCGTCTAACCATGACTACCAAAGCGGTTTTTTCTTGGCAGACGTTATACAAACCTATTTCCAAAACAATAAAAATATCACATTCGATTGCTCTATAGCTCATCGTAAAGGCTACAGATACGGAAACAATCTTATAGGCACAACTCATGGCGATGGCGCCAAGCAGGCAGATTTGCCTTTGCTAATGGCTCAGGAATTTCCTATTGAATGGAGCAAAACAAAACATAGATACGTTTACACCCATCACGTTCACCACAAGCAAAGCAAAGACTATGCAGGTGTAACTGTCGAAAGCTTGCGATCCCCGTCAGCGACGGACTCATGGCATCACAGAAAAGGATATCAGCACGCTCCTCAGGCGGTTGAAGGCTTTATACACCATTATCAAAACGGCCAAATAGCAAGGCTTACGCATCTTTTTTAGATAAAATTGTTAATTTCTTTTGTAAATTGTTAATAATCTAAATAATTGTTATATATTTGTAAGACAAATTAATTAATAACAATATAAAAAACACACAAAATGAAAACATTAGCAAAATTCACAACATCGAAAGGAAACGAGATTGAGATATACGGAATCCTTAATGGTTGCATTGTATCTGATAAATCTTGTCAATTAGAAAGAACCTATATATTGGGTAAAGAAGCATATTTAAATTGGGAACAACTTGAAAACGGATACGAAAAAGTCAGAACTATTAGTCAAGTTATTAACGCTTGGAAAAATGAAGAAATACATTTTTAATATTAAAACCAATGGGGGAGCAATCCCCCTTTAAACCACAAACAAAATGAATAGGACAGAAAAATTAAAATTGCTTTTAGAGATAGAGGAAGCAAGATTTAGCTTTTATCAAAAAGCAAACGAAGCAGAATGGTCAAATCACTTTGGTTCAGGATTAGAATTTGAATCTATACGCAACAAAAACACGCATAACATAGAAATATATCAAATGTGCATAGACAGATTAAACGAAAGATTTACTAAACAACTATTCGCAATTTGCGAATCACAAATTAAAAATAAATAGATTATGAAAAACGAAACGAAAGATTTTATATTAGGCGCAATGTCGCTTTTTGGATTGGTTACGATATTTTATTACACACTTTTAATTTTTGGATAATGAGCAAGAAAATAGAAATAAGAAAACGATTACATGACATTAATACGTTTATGTCAACAGCAGACAATGAAACATTCCTCTGCGGAAAAGACGAATACGGTAAAGATTTTACTTTAACCTTTGACACAATAGAGCTGCTTGAATGGCTAGATACTGATTACATGAAACAGCAGGCCAAGAAATACATTAAAAGCTTATGATAGAAATAGAACACCAAGACGATGACAGCGTTATCTTTTACGTTGGAGAGGTTGCTTATCAGGTAGCCATAGAGACTGAGATAGGATCCGAGCAATATCCTGTAAGCTTTAACTCAATGAATGACGAGATAACGTGGGCAGAATCAGATACAATTTACTATACCGTTCTGCCTGATACATTGCTACAGGATGGCAGAGAATACTCAGATACAAATCTTTGTAATAAATTAGAAAAACTTTTAAACGATGAATGATCCTTTTAAACTAGAATTTTGGGATAACTTTAATGACTCCCTATATTTTGATTACTTAATGCACCAAACAATGCTAAAAACTTATAGAATAACGTACAAGACATATAAAGGAAGCGACACAAGCGCTCCTGTAAGCTATGCTATAAAATATGTCAAAGGATATAATAAACAGGATGCAAAGGCTGCATTCAACTTGTGGAAGGAATTAATAATAAAAATTGAACAATGCGATTAATAGAAACTATTTACTGCGCACTTATAACTTGGATATATGGAAGACTTAATTAATGACATAAACTATTTAATAATAAAAGATAATTTAAAAAAAAGAAATAGAACAAGGCTATTTGTTCATAAACGAATGTATTTGTTTTCATTATTATTGGATTATAAAATACCTGTATCGCATATAGCTAAAATGTTTGATTATCATCATGCTAGCGTTATTCATAATGTAAACCAATATAAGATTTTAAGCAAGCAAAATGACTATATGCTAAATAATGATATTAAAGCATACAGAAGATTTTTGACAATAAGGAAAAATAAATATATTATTAATGATGATATGGCTAAAAAAATATGTAAAAAAAACCAATTATATATTCAAGCAATAGAAGAAAACTTTAGCAAGATTGTTTATAATATAAAACAATTAAACGAAAAGTATGAAAAAAAATTAAATTTATAATTATATTTGCACAAGTTGGTAGGACAATCGAATTTTTATAGTGTTACGTTAGTAAGTGTCTCCTACCCACCGAAAGCGTAGCACTTTTTTTTAACTTAAATTTATGGCAGACAACAAGAAAAGCTTTTTACTCTACTGCGATTTAATTCATACCGTTAAGAAGCTAACAGATGAGCAGGCAGGAAAGCTATTTAAACATACATTAGAGTACGTTAACGACAAGGATCCTGTAACCGATGACATTATTACAGACCTATGCTTTGAACCTATCAGGCAAAGCTTAAAAAGAGATTTAAAGAAATACGAGAAAATAAGGCAAAAGAAAAGCGAGGCAGGTAAAAAAGGAATGGCCAAAAGATGGGGAAAAGATAACAGCG